TGCGAACATCGCCGCCCATGCGTGTTAAATCTTTAAGTGTTGATGCCATATCAAAGTCCTAGCGCGTCTTTAAGACGCAGTGATGCCTCGTTCCACACGTTCTGACGGTCAATACCCGATTCTCCCTCAACTTCGCCTGGAGGTCTATATGCAGACAAGGCTTGCTCAAGAGGGCTTCTATAAATACCAGTGATTGTAGGTAGTCTCTTCTTGACGGGTGTTTTTGTCGGAACCTGAATGCCAATAGTTGGTGTTGGTGACGGTGTTTTTGTTGGCGTGGGTGACGATGTTGGTTCTACCGTAGGTATTTCTGTAGGAACTACCGTAGGCGTTGGGCCTGTAGTTGGGGTTGGAGATGGCGTTGTTGGCCCCGTTGTAAAAATGCTTGTTGGTGTTGGTGTTGTTGTTGTTTCTGTAGGGAAAAAAGTTGGCGTAGGAAAGTTTGTTGGAAATGTTGTAGCCGCTGCTGTTGGAGCAATCGATGGCGATGGTTGCAACACAGGCGATGGTTGCAACACAGGAGATGGCTGCAACACAGGAGATGGCTGCAACACAGGAGATGGCTGCAACACAGGAGATGGCTGCAACACAGGAGATGGCTGCAACACAGGAGATGGCTGCAACACAGGAGATGGCTGTGCTGACGGTGACGGTTGAGCTGACGGTGACGGACTCGGAAATTGAAGAGGATTAGGCGTTGGAGAAGGGCTTGGCGATGGCGACGGAAACGAAAACGGAAACGGACTAGGCGATGGAGAAGGGCTTGGCGACGGAAAAGCAAACGGGTTAGGCGTTGGCGTTGGCGATGGCGATGGCGACGGAAAAGCAAACGGGTTAGGCGAAGGTGATGGACTAGGCGAAGGTAAAGGTGATGGCTGTGGCGATGGAGAAGGCGATGGAAAAGGACTAGGTGACGGGGAAGGGCTAGGCGAAGGTGATGGAGATGGAGATGGTGATGGTGAAATACTTGGTGTTTCTGTTGGCGTAGAAGTGGGCTGTCTTGTTGGTGATGGAGAAGGTGATGGGCTTGGAGAAGGCTCAATTGTGGGTTCAATCGTAGGCTCAGTCGTAGGCTCAGTAGTCGGTTTTACTGTCGGAACCGCAGTAGGAACTGTAGATGGTAATCTTGGAGGAACGAACGCAACAGTGTTTGTTTTGTTGTCTACAGCAACAGTTGATCCAGCAACAGGGTCATCCCCTTCGTAAGTCACAATTTTTGTAGAGCCTCTTTCGTCTATAACCAGGGCTTGATGAGTGGCGGGGGTTACATTGACAACAACATAATTTTGAGGCTTGTACTTTGTAAAATTACCTGTGTCATCAAATTCCGGTGCAGTCGGGCTTAGTTTTGCAAAATTGTTTACAGAATTATTGTTGTAATCAGCATCGTATTTGACTTGACCCGTAACAGGGTCATATATAGCCATGTACAAACCGCCATCGGTTGCAAAATCTTGCGTGATGGGAGTTTGATAGTAAGTACGTCCCTGAGAATCTTTTACTTCAACGATACGACCTTCGTGTCCTGGTAAAACATTTTTCAATTCTGAATATGCTTTGCCCGCTTCAGTCTCAAACCAATCTTTACCTGTAACTTGCTTGTAGGCCTCTAAAAAAGCATCCAGACTGTCCATGTTCTCTGGATTTTCTAGAATCTTTTGTGTTAACTCTCTGACAAAACTTTCATTTGATGCAGGACTAGAAAATCCGTATGAATTTGTGTACTCATCAAAAGACTTGGCAAGATTAGGATTTCTTTGAAGAATCTCTGTGAATCGTGGGTCATTAGCCGCAAATGCAAAACCAAGCCTTCCAGCACCTGTTGGCGCATCTGATGAAGGAAGAAAGTTGGGTAAGGCTTGTGCTGTTGATGCCTGCAAATAAACATCTTGCATGGCTTGCCGCACAATCGCTTGTTCTTCTGGGGTTAAGCCAGATTTCTCAAGAGTTTTAATTAAGTTGTCTCTTAAGTCTTCAACTGAATAACTGGGTTCTGTAGTAGGGGCAGCAGTGGGATGAGACGCTAACCAAGCATCCCTTGAATCTGTCAAAATTTTTGTAATTTGTTCGGGCGTCATTGTTTTGACGCTCTCTAACTCAGCAGCAGATGGCTCTCTTCCGTATATTTGCTGGAACAAACTTGTTGCTTGATCTGTTGTTGCTATAGGTTCTTGAGTTGGAGCTTGGGTTGGATCTTGAGTGGGTTCGGTAGTCGGTTCGGTAGTCGGTTCTGTTGTGGGTGTGGGTGCAGTAGTAGGTTGCGTTATGTATTGCCCCAAACTCGACATAATGGATTTAGCAATGGCATTGGGGTCACCACCTGTTGCCAATGCCGCTGCAACCGCATTACCAACCAACTGGCTGTCTAGTTGTTGACCTGTGATAGTTCCTACCGCAGAGATAATTCCACGGGTAATAAAGTCTGCACCCTGACCTCCGCTGACTGCCGTGCTAACAAAAGAAGATGCTACGTTGTTAATGATGTTTCTGACAGAGGGGTCGTTGGATAAAGAATTAACAAAAGTGGGTAAACCTGTTTGGCTGATAATTCCTTGCGTAACAAGGTTCATTCCCACGTTGCGAATAGCTTGGTCAATAGGAACGCCCTGAATAACAGACGAACCTACTTGAGCAATAGCCATTCCTAACCATGTTGGAACACTTAATGAGCTTGCAATTGCTTGACCAATACCAGGCAAAAAATAAGAAGCAGCAAGACCTAAAATTATGTTAAGCGTGTTGTCTTGTGGTTTTGGGTCGTATACAGAAAAACCTTTTGAATTTCCATTTGAATCAAAAAGTTCAATTTGAGAACGATCTGTTACAGAGGTGGGAATAGATGAGGCTTGTTGCAAATATCCGCTTGAATCTGTGTAAACAATAACTCTTTTGCCGTTGATAACACCATAACCTGTATAGCCATTTAGTTGGGAATTTCCATATTGGTCATCACCATAATTGGGAGTCATTTCTGATGGGTCAAAATACAGTGGCATATCAAACTCCTAACGCTGACGCTATCTGTTGGTGAATGGTCTGGTGAACACCAATCCAATCATAGAAACTGTTCTCTACATTCCAATCTGCTTCCAGCAATTGAAACGGGTTATCCAGATTCAAAATGCTTGCCAGTGACTCATGCTCTTGGTTATGCACAAACAGCCAATCATCCAAGTTGGAAGGGTCTGCGTCTGTGATGGGGTATTTGGGATAGAGGATATTTTGGTCAGCAAGAATCTGGTGGAATAGCCTGTGCTGTACGCCGTTCTCAAACAAAAACTCGCCCAGGCTGTCTTTGTTTCCAAACTCCACGTATGACAAGGCCTCCATGTTCATGCAACAACCTCTAAGGGTTTGTGCGTAACGATGTCGTACTTGGCAGACTTGCACCACACACGGATGAAGTTGCACACCATGCGCTCTTCACATGTTGGGCACTTCTTGTTGTTGTGTACATTGTTCTTGCCGTGGTTTCGGTAGTAGTACAGCACTTTAGGATAACGTGAAATGGGAAACTTTTCTGCAATTTGCATGAACAAATCACCGTCTTCACAGGCGCTGATGAGCTTGTCGTTGTAGCCTTCAATGTGCTTCATAACCTCACGGCGGTACATTCCCAGATGTTTCCATCCGTGTTGGTGCAACTGGTTCACATCGTAGTTCTTGCTGGCAGAGTAAAGCTCAATGTTGGAGTCAGAATCTATCTGAGCAAGGTCTGTGTAGATGAGCATGACTTCAGGGAGCCTGGCAAACTCGTACACCATCTCTTCCAGCGCCCACCTCTCCAGCATGTCATCGTTGTCAAAGTGGCAGATAAGGTCACCTGTGCTGAGTTCGTAGGCACGTTTCCTGTTTTTGACAATGCCTAAGTTTTTCTCGTTGCGGTAGACCTTGATGCGGGTATCTGACTCTGCAAGTTTAGAGACAAGCTCATAGGTTCCATCTGTTGAGCAATCGTCAACAAATACAAGTTCCCAATTTATATAGCTCTGTGCTTTTACGCTGTCTATTGCGTACTTCACAAACTGGACAGACTGGTAACCTAGCATCAACAGAGAAACCAACGGTCTGTTCATGGTTTATCAGCCTTGCTGTCTAACTTGTTGAAGATTTGCTTGCAGATGTCTTTCAGCTCGTCAATATCTCTGCGGTAATCGTCTTTGGAGACATACTCATGGGGCAGTTTACGAACGTCACCATCCAAGCGTTCTATGGCTTTTGTGATGTTGTTTAACACCCAACCGCCAAAGAATGCGGCAAGGCCTACTACGATGTTAAAGATTGATTGTGTATCCATGTTAGACAGCGTAGTAAGGGATTTTGACAATTGTACCGTTGAGGTCAAAGTTAATGTAACCTGCGGGAACAAGTGGGAGGCTGGATGTTGCAAACGTAGCAGAGGCGCTAGTCGTTGCTGTGTGATTGGTTGTTTGGACGTTGATAGTGCCGGTACTGATAGTGACATTAGAGAGCGTCAAATTACCGACAGTCGAGGTTGTAGAACCTAACGTCAATGTGGCATTACCCAATGTTGTCGTGCTGTTGGCAAGATAACTATTGGGAAACGTGGCAGAAACAGACGCAATGTTGGCGTTTGTGAGCGTGAGGTTACCTACTGTTGTAGTGGCAGAGCCTAGCGTGATGGTAGCGTTGCCTAGTGTGGCTGTGCTATTTGCCAGAAAAATGTTGGGGAATGCCACCGCAACAGATGTGATATTGGCGTTGGCAAACGTGCCGTTAGTGAACGCTACGCTGTTGATTGTCCCGCCAGTGATGGTGACGTTGGCACTGGTCAAGTTGCCCGACAGCGTGGCTGTGACAGTGCCTCCTGTAATAGCAACAGCGTTAGCATCTTGCGTTGCCATTGTGCCCAGGCCGGTGACGTTGGCAACAGGTACGCTGGCAAGGCTGATAGTCACGTTGCTGGTGAGCGCACCACCACCGGACAATAAGCCCCCTGCAAGCACGTTAATGGTGTTTGCAACAGCACCAGACACGTTTGCCACCGGAATAGTGGTGGAGGCAGTCACGCCAGCCGTGTTGTTGCTGTACATGTACCCTGTGAGGGTAGTAACAGTCAGGCCAGAAATAATGCTGGTGTCCCCGCCATCTATCTTTTGCCAGACAGAACCGTTGAAACAAGCAAGGTCACCGACACCCCAAAGTGTTTGACCGTCAAGATTTGTACTGCCAGCTACGGAAACTACGTAGTAATCCCCTTTCAGGCCAACACCAGACACAAGTGTAGGGGTGTTGGTAGAAGCATTCCACGTGCCCTTGTAATTAAGCGCACCGATGTAGTTGGCAATAGAGCTGACGGTTTTTAACATTACTGACCGCCTCCAGGCGTGATGTACACCACCGCTGTACTTGTGCTGGTGATACCAGTGAAGTAAGCGTTAGGGGTGAACGTCAAGATTTCGTCAGTACCGGCAAGCAGGGGAATTGCTGGCGCAGTGCTGACCACCGTAGTGGCGTTGGCAGTGGCGTTGGCAGCAGTTGAGCCTATACCCAGAAAAACGGTTACAGAACCGGAGTTAAGGATGCGGTACTGGCTGCCACCCAATGTGCTGGAAACGGCCTGTACGGGCGTAGGGGGCGTGGTAATGACACCGGTGAAAGTGACAGTGTTGCCTGTGGGGGTAAACGCTTGTGTACTCATGCAGTCACCCAGGGCAGTGCAGGCGACACTATTGGTGGATTGATCTGATTGTTAATCTGAGTCTGCACTGCTGTTTCAGCAGAGGCTTGGTCAACACCAGAAGACCAGCACCAGTTCAACACATCTTGCTGTGTGAGTTGGTTGTAGAGCACAAACGCACCACCTGTGTAGGTGAAAGAGCAAGTAGAGTAGACGTTACCTGTGTAGGTTGTGCCACTCTGTTCTTGCGTGCCTGTACATGACCAGTGTGCGGTCACAACAACATTGGTTTGTCCTTCTGCTTGGGGGAGGCAGTCAAGTTGAGAGATATTCCAGACGATAGTAGTCATGCTTTTCCTTTAAAACTGTTTGGCAAATTTGCCGTGATGTAATGCTCGTGCTTCATCAGCGACAAGCCCTGCTAATTCCAAGTCTTTGAAGTAACCAATAATCTTGGATTTACCATTGACGCATAACCTGACAAGCCATGCTTTACTATGATTGTGCCAACTTACTCCTCGAAAGCCTGATGTATTGTTCTTGCACATAGACTTGTTGTATTGGTTTTCGCTTCTAGTGGCTTCACGCAAGTTCTCAAGGCGGTTGTCTTGTCTGTCACCATTGATATGGTCAATCTCTTTTGGCAAGTAACCATGCTCAAGCAAAAAAATCAAGCGGTGAACCTTGTGAGGCTTATTCATCCAAGTGACATGACGATATCCAGTAGGATGGATTGAGCCAACTTCCTTGCCAACAAGATATTGCTTGTTAGGGTGCATGACTTTCTTCCAATACAAATGACCATTCTTGTGGTCAAAGTATTCTGCTACTAGGGCTTGATTCATGGGTGTGTCGCCTTATAAGAATCAAATTCTGTTTTGAGTTCTTGGATTGCTTTGACCAAAGAAGGTATCAATTCTTCATGGTTCATATTTAAATATTCAACTCCATCACCGCCAGCTTTACCAACTGATACAGATGCAGGGAAAATCTCGGCAAACTCTTGTGCAATAAAACCAGCGGCATTTTTCTTGTCTTGCCCTTTGCCTTCTTTCCAATCAAAGCGTCTTGGTTTCAATGCCATGATTGCATCAAGACCAGTTTCAATATCTCTCACATTTTCTTTAAGGCGTTGGTCAGAAATTGCAGTAATTACAATGTTTGTTGCGTAAATGTTGCCACCATAGCTAACATAAAATCTGTATGCTGAACCAGCCGTTGAATAAACTGCAAGTGCATTTTGTGAGTTGCTTGACGAATTTCCTGTTATACCTAATTGACCAACTCCAGATGCCCAATATGCTGGAGAAAATTCGTAGCCGTTTGTTGTGATATTTTGAGATGTTTTCCCCACAAGAAAGTCGCCAGCAGCGTTGAGGGTAGCCGCCTGAGTAAAGGTAATAGTGTTACCTGCTGTGCCGGAGGGGGCTGTTAGCCAAGAGTGAACACCAGAGTTTTGTTGATATTCAGAAGCAGCCGCTGTATTTATGTATTTTCTTGCGCCATCAAATATGACGTTATTGGTAAAATATGACGGCCCTGTTGTGCCAGTACCACCCCACAAAGCAACGTTTGCAGCTACCTGAATTGCTTTGAAACCACTTGCCCAAGCACTCGGAGTAACTCCCAAGCCGAGGTTGCCGGAGGAGTCGATACGGGCGCGTTCTGCGGCAGTTCCGTTACCAGTCCAAAACAAAATAGACCGAGCATCGCTTGTTCGCGGGATAAGCACCAAGTCGCCGTTACCAGCACCCGACAAGCCTGAAGTTGAAGCGCCTATATATACCGCTGTTTGACTTACAGGTGCAGCGGAAATATCACCAATCCGAATTGGGACACCGTTTGCATCATTGACAGTCAATTTTGCACTCGGAGAACTCGTCCCGATACCCAGACCTGTGGAGGTCAGGCGCATTTGTTCTGTGTTGCTTGTCCCAAAGACCATAGGCACTGCTGCCTGATCGCTCCAAACTTCAAATGCGTCAGAACGAACTTGTAAATATCCTGTGCGAGTTGCTGCGGCATTACCAAAGCGCAACAAGGCATTTGCGTTGTTAATGCTATACCCAACACCAGTATTGGTAAGCGTGCTCCCATCAAACGTCAGCGCAGACCCAGTAGTCAATACCTTGGAGCCGTTGAGATACGCAACACCGTTGGCTGTGCCGCCTGACAGTGTGACGTTGCCAGATACAGTCGTGTCTGTAATGGTCACGCTACCACTGCTGATAGTGACGTTTGTCAGCGTCAGGTTGCCAATACTGGTAGTGGTGTTTCCCAGATAGACAGCCGTATTGCCTAGCGTAATCGCAGTAGCAAAGTTACTGTCCAGTTGGGACAGCGGGATGGCAGCGGTTGCAGTGCCAAAGGTATAGGGAACAGCCATGTTAGAACCTCACTCGTAATTCATGTTCAAATTCAAATGTGTTGTACACAAATGCGGGGTCTGATGATGTCATTGTCAGACCTAAATACTTGCCGTATTGCTGTGCGTCTGACTTGTACAGAGCATATCCGGAAGCCGTCAACCAGCCAATAGTTGCGCTGGAATTATTTAACCAGGTAATCGTAGTCCCGTTGATGTTCACCCATGTGACAGCGTTGTTCAGCGTGTAAGGTGGGCTAGAACCAGATTCACTGTCCACCGTCACCGTCAACACTGCACTTTGGGTCAGTGTGGCCTCAATACCAAACTTCAGGGCTTGCTTAGTACGGATGGGGTCACCCATAGGCATCAGAGCCGTTCTGATGGTGCTGTTGATGGACGCTGTAGAGCTGGAATACATTTTGTAGAGAGCAGTTCCAGTAACGCCATACATCGTAATCAAACCACCAACAGGCACAGAAATCATGTAAGTGATGTTTCCCTGGCTGGTGACAAACCATTTCTTGTCAAAGAAGATGCACTGTATCTGTCTGGGGCTGGATAACGGGTCGTTGTAGGTGAACGAGAACGCAGCGCACAAAATGCTGTTGAGCAAAACTTGTCCACCCGTCACAGGCTTGGTGAAATCTATGTACGGAAAGATTCCGTCAAGCTGGTCAGATATTTTGCTGGTGGTAGATCCAACAAGAGCGTACATGCCGTAGTCGTTCATAAACAGCACAGAACGAAAGTACGGAAATATGGCAAAAGAGCGTTTTGAACCCACGCTGGCGCTTACGTTGGTGTTGGTGAATAGAGTTAACCCTGCACTAGACACCCGTAAATCTGAGAATACGTTGATGCTGTCATCGCCGTAGATGTACAAAAAGTTGTTGGCAGACAGCAAGGCTTGAATGTTGCCGTGCAGAGTGGAGTCAGTGATGGTGAAAGACCCTGCTGAAACGCTTGTAAAGTCGCTGTAAGACCCTGCGGCGCTGTAGTAGACAGTACGCCCTGCCGCAACCCAAACACGGCCTGAAAACGTGGCAACATCTACGATGGAATCACTGTTGAGTACCACCGTGCCAACTGCACCTGTACCGCTACCTCCTGAGAAGCTCACAGTAGGGGCAGATGTGTAGCCACTGCCAGGGTTGGTCATGATGACTTGCGTGACAGCGCCACCACTGACAATAGCAGTCCCTGCTGCTCCAGAACCACCTGTTCCACCAGAAAAACTTACGGCAAATGAGCCACTAGCACCGTATCCTGTGCCCCCGTTAGTCACCAAAACCGACAGTGTGCCGGTTGCAAAGGTGTTGTAGGAGGCAATTGCAGTGGCAGTTGTCCCGCTTGGCGGGGCTGAGATGGTCACTGTAGGTTGAGATGTGTAACCTGTACCCGCATTTGTGAGGGTAACAGTGTTGACCTGTCCCGTTGTAAGTACAGCGGTAGCGGCTGCTGCGCCAGAAGAAAAGCTGACAGACGGAACAGAGGTATAGCCTGAACCTGCAACAGTAATTGACACAGCAACAACAAGACCACCAGAGATAGTTGCTACTGCTTGCGCTTGTTGACCACCTTCTACGTTAGGTGCGCCGATAATTACACCTGGTACAGCGGTATAACCGGTTCCACCCGCAGTTACGTTGATACTGGCAAGCCCACCAGCCCCTGTTGTGATGGTGCAAACAGCCGTGGCTTGTACACCGTTAGCGTCATTGGGGGCGCTGATGGTCACGCTAGGGGCAGACAAATAACCTGAACCTGGGTTTGTGATACCAATAATGCCCACAGAACCAATGTTCACCACACTGTTGCCATCCCAAGATGACAAACCCTTGTTAGGGTCACCAATGATGATACGTTCGTTTTTGTACTGTGCGGTGGTCACGCCAGAGTTGGAAAACGTCCCCGCAACAGCCACGTTGCCTTTGGTGGCGCTGTCAATCTTAAAATATTCAGCCCGTCCATTGTTTTCAAACGCAAGAATGTAATCGCTCAGCCCTAAGTTTGAAGATGTAAGAAAAGTAACCGTGTTTCCAAAAGAAACAGCAGCATTTCCAGAATCTTTGACAGTGGTCTGGGCAGGGGTAATTTTGATGTTGCCAGAGCCTATCGGCATGGCATTTTCAATCCACGCAAACTCTTCTGTGTCGATAGCCGTGCGGTTGGCCTTGGTATTTAATCCCTTGAAGGCTTTAACAACAGCGTATGATTTTTTCTGTTCTGCTGTTGCCATGATTAAAAGGATGAGTAAGGGTCGGGAATGCGGCGTGTATAAACTGAGTTAAGAACAGCCTGAACGTGCTTGGCGTATTCTTGTTTGTAAATTTCTGCTTCACCGTAGCTCTGCTCTTTGTACTTGGCTTTGTAAGCGGCGTAGAAAGCAACAGGGGTAGTGTAGGGGTCAACAATGCTGTCCACCACACTCGGGTTGGTAAGTGACAAAGCTGTGGGCAAGATAACTGTATCCACCTCAATAGGATAGGATTGATCTGGCACAGGCGCAATGTACAACTGTCCTTGACCGTATGTGCTGAAGCAAATAGGACGGCCTACGTAGTTTTGCCAATAGCGCAGTTGAGAGTTGAACTGGCTCCACGGCAAATAACGCAGGGGAATGCGGCTGTTTCCCCAATACAGGGTGACGTTGAGGACATCCAGCGTTTGAATGCCGTTAGGCAAAGCAGCCAGGCTGATAATTTCAGCAGGGCTTGAATATTGTAGGGTGGCTGTGCCGTTGGTAAACGTGCCAGAAGGAGGAAATGCGTAACCAGATGCGGGGTAAGGCGCAGAGTCTGTAGCAAGGGTTCCACCAGTGATGACTTGGTAGATGAACACGTTTGAGAAAACAAACTGTCCAGCAGTAACAACCAGACCGTTAGACCACGGTATTGCCACAACTCCTGTGTTAGAAATGGGCGTTGATGTTACTTGTAAGGTTCGGAGGCAACCAGTATCTCTTACTACTCGTTCACGGGCTTCGTTAATGTAGTCCGTTAATTCCGAGGTAGACCAGAAGACAGCGTTTGCGTCATGCAATAGTCGCTGCACTTCCGTGATGTAGGAAGAGAGTGTTGCCATTTGGCGTCCATGTTAAGCGGCCCTTTGGGTGGACTTTCGCTCTGAAGATTTTTCAATCCGCAGAGCTACTACGCCAACCGCCGAGGGTAACGAACGGTTCTTTTCGGGAGGCTGTTCAGAGAGTTCAAACTCTGCCAACTTCTCAAATCCTTTGTCTATTTCTGCAAAACTCCGCGCCCAACCCAAACGAGTCAGGTGCGGAATCTTGTCTGATGCCATGTAACCAAAGATGTGCCTTGCGGCTTCTAACGGAATTTCAACCGTTTCATCTTTAGGGAAGTCGTAAAACGTGCCAACATATCCATCACGGAGTTTGGTATCGCCACGATTGGTTACATAGATAACTGAACTCATAGTGTTACAACGTCACCGTAAACCGTAATTTCAACAGAGTTGTTAGCTGCTGCTGCTGTTCCAACATACACATACAAAGCGCCACTATAAACCGTAGTCCCTGCCGCTGTTGACAGGGCTAAGTCTTGGAATTTAGTAGAACTTGTAACAGTAGTCAGAGCAGCAGCATTGGTCACTGCATTGCTTGTATTCCCATCATTGCTGGTAAGAATAGTCACGTTTGCGAGAGCAACACTGCCGCTTGCATTTGCAACGGTCACACGGCGAACGATGTAAGTTGAGCCAACTGTAGACAGCGTGGTAACAGCATTTCCAGTAGCGCCCAAATAAATAGGTTGTGCATTGGAAAGGGCAAAGTTGCCAAAACTATCAGGGTAACGTGCGCCTACATTATTCGCGTTCATGGTGTGCCCCTATCAAGAGTTGTAAGTACCGCTGGCGTTTTGACCGCCGTTGGTAGCGTACAACGTGATGGTAGGAGTGCCAGACAAGACGTTTGCACGGAAGTTAACGCCGTCAGAAATAATCACACCGCTAGTGTTGTTAGCCAACGAAACCACCCATGTTGGGGAGGCAATGTTGTTAGAGGTGTTCATTTCAATCGTGACGTTAGCGGTAGCCAACATTTGATACCAGCCAGCCGGAATGGTGGCGGTTGCATTGCCCAGGGATTGCGTTTGGATATACGCACCAGGGGTGTTGGTTGAGGCGTTAGCCAGTAAGATTTTATTTGCTGATAATGACATGATTTAACTCCTTACAGTGAGAGGTAGTTGTAACCCGTCACCTTGGACATTGCTTTTGGCTTGACGTTTACCAATTCGGCAATCATCAAGACAGCACCAACGTAGCCAATTTGCCAGTTAGGAAGTGTGGACTCAAAGCCAGTAAACACAAACGAACCTTGCTCATGGATGTAGAGCGACAGGTAGTTGGTGTTCAGGAAGTACACAGTACCTTCTGGGCAGTATGGGTCTGGATAGATTGGAACACCAGCAACCATCAAAGCGCGGAATGCAGCTTGAGGGCCGTTGCTGTCGGAATCAAAACCGGAACCAGGAGTGATGACATATTGTTCTTGACCAACAAAGTCTTGAGCCAACAATGTCCATGTACCAAAACCGCAAACACCAAATGAAGGCATCTCTGCACCGTTTTTCACAGTGCCGGAGATGTACTGAAGGATGTTTTGACGAGTTGGGTTAACACCACCAGCAGCGTATTGCTTGGACTTCCACCAGGTGTAGGTGCTACGGTTGATGTTACCGTAGGTAGCCAAGGTTGTGCCATCGTCAACAGCACCAGGCAAACCGATGAATTGTTGAGTGTTGGTTGTGTTGTTGTACAAGGCAGTTGCCATTGCATCCATCATCACGTTGGTCGCATCGTTCATACGAGCTTCAATCAACGGGATAATGGCGGCATCTTGCTGAACTGCGCCTTCCATACCGAGGAACGGCACGGGAGAAATCATCAGTTTCAGGTCGAATTCAGCGTTGTAAGCACCTTGCTGGACTGACGGCTGAGCGAACGAGCCGCTGTAGTCAGACCATTGAGCGTTCACAAACTGTGCGCCTTGGACAGGAACGGTTACAGAAGAAACACCGCCGCTGGCTTGCTGACTGTTTGCAATCAGTGCTGCCATCAAAGGTGTCGAGTTATAAAGCTGGACAACCAGCTTGGGGATAAAAGCTCTACGAGTTACGTAGGTCAGTTCATTAAACTGAGATGACCCTGTAGCTGGTAGGATGCCGCCGCCAATAGCCATAAGGCCTCCTTACGAACGTGTAAAAAAGAGAATTTTCATTCTCGCCAATACCCTCTTACAACCCAATAGGACGCTGCGGTTTACGCAAATCCCTGAGTGCATTCGCCGCTTCATCACGGGCCGCGCCAGCCGGATTCTTCCAATACTTACCCAAGTCAAATTGCTTGACTGCGGAAGGGTTGTAACCAGAAGGGGTTGGTTCTGCTGCCTGTTTCATCCACTGGTGAAACTCTGCTGCTGTTTCGTGGTTTGTAATCCCACGCTCCAGCATAATTTTTTCTACGTCACTCACTTCGCTTTCGTTGGCAATCAAACCTTTTTTCATCAGGGATTGACGGCGCTTTTGAAGCTCTTCAACCGCATCACGCTCACGCAATTTTGCTTCCAGGGCTTGCACACGCATTTCAGACTTGTTCACAGCATTGTGTGTGTAGTCTTCCATGTCAAGTTCAGGAATAGGCAGATCTGGTTTGACCTGTTTGGTCATCCGCAAGAACTGTTTGCGAGTGGCTGGATTTTCCGCAAGTTGCTGAGCGAGTGCCGCCAGCTCATCACGGGCTTCAAGTGATACGTTTTCAAGTGACATAGATTACCCTCTTTGTCTGTGTTAGATGACTTTTTTGCCGTCACCAGGCTTTTGCACAGCCATACCAGCTTTGCCAACTTTGTTAGGGGCACTCAAGCCACCAAATTGAGAAAAGCGTGGTGTGTTAACAATAACACCGTTTTGCTGATTGTTGTCAGTAGGGCGGCGTGGGGCGGCAGCGCCGCGTGGTTTGAACAAGTCCATGATAGTTCCTTACATTGGGGGAGGAGTTGGTGCGCCGCCTTGCGGAGGCATACCAGGAGTCGGTGCTTGTGACATAGCCTTGCCCTCAGGGGATGCACCGCCGGCTTGAGGAAGGGTCTGGAGCATCTGGAGAATTTCAGATTGCTGAAGTTCGTTTGTTTTGTTCTTACGTGGCCCCATCACACCAGTGAGTGAGCGAATAGCGGCAAGAGCCTTCTGGCCTTCATCGCTTTCAGAACCAAGAGCAGGGAGAGATTGTTCAATCAAGTCCATCGCCATGCCCAAGTTAATCATGGCGGCTTCTTTGCTGCCCATCTTGGGTTCGGGAGTAGACATGGGAGATGCCATCGGGGGAGTTTCGGCGTCTGACATTGCGCCTGGGCCACCAGGTGTTGCGCCTGGCATACCGCCTGGGGTGTTACTTGGCATAGAAATACCGGAAGGAGCGCCACCACCACCTGAACGGGGGTTACGCATCAACTCCATCAGTTTGTCTTGCGGAACAGCCATAAAAACTCCTTTTGTGTGTTTGTAACCACTTACAAACACCTTGTCAACAGGTGAAGGGCATTTTAATTCAGCCCTCCAAAGAATTTTAACGGTCAAACCGCAATTAAACGGGGTTGCCCCCGTCTAATTACTTGCGGCTCTTACGACCTTTACGAGCTTTACGCATAGTCTTCTCCATGGTTAGAAGGCGGCGACCTTTTGACGGGAAGGAAGCCACACCCGATTCCTGGGGGGAATTACCGACGAGTCTTACGACCGCGCTTTGATTTGTACATGTTTAACTCCAGAGTTACTTACGAGCATAGTCCCGTTGACTGCGCCCACCTGAGGTTTTATACCCTGTTTGACGGTATGTCAAGTTCGGTGTTTGCTCACCGCGAGAAAGTTCTTTTGTGCTGACTTTTGGCTGGTCAGCTTTGGGTGTTGCATTTTTGACGTTTGCCATCATCCCACCTGTTTAAGATCGGGTTTCCCCTTAGGTTTTTCCTGTGCAGCTTGCTTCTGTTCAGCTTGTTGCGCTTGTTGTTTTTCTTGCTTATCTTCCATCTTTTTCAGACGGTCTTTGAGCAATTGTTTCATAGGCGGCTCAAGCAAGTCAAGCAATGATTCTTTGTCAATAACCTGGGCTTTAAACAAGTTAAATGCAAGCTGGCGAAGGTCTTCCATGAAGATAGGCGAGTTAGAGTGAGCGTCCACTTTCACCACATAATCTTTGGTAAATTGCTCAGCAATGAACTTGTTTTTGTTGATGTCAGTGAAGTGCGTGTTGTCGTATATTTGCATCGCTTTCAAGTACAGCGTTGCCAACTTTTCTAAGCTGTCTTCAATGACCAGCGCACGTTTCTTGGCCCGTGATGAACCCAAGCGAGCCAGTTGTGAAGCGTGACCAGAAGAGCGAACACCAGACTCGCCCTTGCCCTGCAACACAGAGACAATGCCGGATGCCTCTTCAAACATGGAGTCAATCTCACCAATCTCGCGGAACAAATCTGGTGGGATAGTTGGAGCCAGTTTTTCAACCTTGGCGTTGGGCATGTCGGTTGCAAGCAAGCCACCAGCACGATTGAGTGCAAAGTTCTTCTCGTCAAGAATGCCGGTAAAGCCAATCAGTGCGGTAGGGGGAGAAACTTGTTTGCTGAGCAGATCAAGAATCTCAGACATGCGTTTGTTGCGTAGCTGCTGGAGATACACCAGACGCTGCACTTCAGAGCCGCCCCAGAAGTAATCGTACAGCGGGTTAGGCGCAATCTGCACAAAAGGCAATTCGCCTTTGATGAAAACAGACTCGCCTGGTCGGTCATAGATGATAACGTCAGGGTCTGCTTTGGTGACGCACTGATAGTCTTGGGTGTCATCGTTCCACACCCACAGCTCTGTCATCTCTACAGTGTCTTCAGACACGATGGCTTTGTAGCGGTTGCCACCAGACAGATCAAGGTTGACGTTACCGTACATGGTGGGGTTGGACTGCGACAAGATGATGCGCTCAATACCGTTGGCAACGGAAGTGCGTTCATGTTGCGTAGAAGTAACACGCTTGACGATAGCGTCCCGCTTGGGGTGAGAGTACAGACGGGCGTACAGCTCAGACTTGGTGATGTAATAGGTATGGACTATCGCCTCTTGCCTGTCCATGTAAGGCGTATCTTCTCGCAATACGCCAATGCAAGAAGGCTCAACAAGGTAGGGGTGCATACCGTTGTTGATGACCAGTTTGACAAAGCAAGAGTTGTAGCACAGTGCCCAGGTGGTTGCGGCAGAGAACACTTGGTCAGCGTTGGAGTTCAGCCACTCATCGTTAAGCGCACGGGTGAGCGTGGGCACTTTTGCGTTCTCGGCTTCGTTGACAGCCGCACCCAGTTGGATGCTGAAGCGAGTTGTCTCTGCTGAATAGAGAAACGAGGTGAGCTGGTCAATGTGCGGAAAGATTTTGTTGTACAGCGCCGGAGGTTCATCCGGCCCGTTGCCAAACAAATAGAAGCTACGCAAAGAACTGTAATCTACCTTGCGTTCTTCGCGGCTGACCAGGCATTTCTGAATCAGGTCAAGGTAGAACTCTTCACGGTCTTGGTCGCCAGTGGGTATTCTCATTTGCTTACCTGTAGGTTATCGGGGTCAGCCATGTAGCTTGCTGGACTAGGGCCAGTCAAATTACCCGCTGCCTTGGGGTTAATTCCCACAGATTCTCCATTAATAGATTTAAATTGTCCACCCATAACGGATTTCATGCTGATATTGCCGCCACCGCCCCAGATTGCGGCATCTCCTGGCCTTGCTTCTTTGTTTTGGGCTTGCATGGCCTCTGTAGCTTGGTCAAACTCTTTGTCAGAGAGCTTGTTGTTGCGTTTCATGTAGCCGGTTTGGTGTTCACCCTCTTTGGTGGTCTTGATGTCGGTCATATCGTAGTCAATAGCCAATTGTTTGACGGTTTTGTCCGTTCTCTTGGTTTTATCGGACTTTATGCCCACTGGTTTGAGGTGAATCACGGAAATGGTGGCGCTACAGTGCTTCATAGGGCACTCAGGCTCCCATGCTTCAAATACGCCGTGTGATTCGCAGTAATAGTCTCTCAGAATGCCCATAGTTACCCTCTTAGTGCTTCGTTAAGGTCAATTTCACTGTAATCGTGCCGGTTGACCATACCTACACGCAGTTTGATGCCCTCAGATGTGACTTTTAGCCCCATGCCGTGCATGATGGCGGGTTCTGCAACCCGTCTGTAGTCCACATATCGGGTGTTGTCTTGCCGTTTCATTATCTTGACAGCCCCTGCTTTCCACTGCATATAGGCTTTGTTGACCCTGCGCTGAACCATTTCTGACAACGGCTCTTTCTCATAGTAGAAAACATCCAACAACATGGTCTTGGATACCCCAGAAAGTTCTGCAAACAGGGCTACAGAGATGCCTCTGTCCTTGTCGTGGAGGAACTTTTTGATCTGACGCTTGAGTTCAGTCTTGCTTAAAGGTGTCACTTTGCTCTACCGTGGCTTTAAAGTAATGTTGTTGCCTGTCAGAGAAAGTTTCTAGCGTCATCTTGTGTACGTAGTAACCCTCGTCTTCAAACAGTTTGTGGATTCTGGCTCTGTCTTGTTCCCCATTTGGGGCATCTACAATGATTTCAAGCTCCATACATGCCAATCCTTTTCAAGTAATCGCTGACGTTGCGCCCGACACCCAACTGTTCGGGGGTGAATTCTTCTTGAGCTTTGCTGACCATGCGGGTTATCTTTTGGGCAATTAGGCGGGGTTGTACTTGTTCAGCGTATGCCACTGCTGCCAGGGCTGATGCTATGACTCTATCGTCTTTGCCCCGACCAGGCGCTCCAATGAATCCAGACTCCCGCACAATGCCTTTCATCTCTTCCAGCGTGTCCATGCTCTTGATGCCCATCATCCCGCGCTCAAAGTAATCCTTCATGTACTGAAGCATTCTTTCTTTGCTGTTGGAGGTGGTGAGGTATCCAATGCTGTTGGACAGGCCACCAAGGGTGTCATTACGCCGCCAGATGTAGTTTGTCATGCTACCCAATACATCCATCAAGCCATGCCCTGTAGCGCCTCCCATAGCGGTTGCCAAGCGTTTGAGGTTGCGTATCTCGTTGATGACGGCTTGCCCTGGGCCGTTGACCTCAAGGTTAAGGGTAGAGTTCTTGTAAGCGCCAGCCAGGTGTGCAATGACCCACGCAAACTGGTAGGTGTTCATCTCACTGGTTGCAAACTCTGCCACCTGATCTAGGCCGTCTGCATACACACGGTAGACCTGAATACAGAATCGGTCTGCCCAATCGCTTGACCCGTAAGCGGGGTCTGCGCCGATAACGTAGTAGGCCGTGTCTACGGGTTCCTCCCAGATCTTGAGGGTTCCCAAACGCTCTGTGGACTTGATGACTTCGGTGTCCTGGAAGAGCTGACCAAACACGTAGCGGTACATGTCGGGCTGTTCTTTCTTGGCGAGCTTGGCTGCGTCTGTACAACGGCTGTTAGAGAAGAAAGATGTGCCGGTCATCACAAAGGCATAGTCCTCTGTGGGCGGGAACTCTTGGTACATGAGGCTCTCGTCCTTGATACCCTCGTGCATTTTCCAGCGCCACCAGGCCATCTGGCGTGAGTTGATTTCAAACCCGTAGAGCTTCTTGATGTCCTTGACCCATTCCTTTTCTTCACCCGAGAGCTTGCCATCCCAATAGACTTTGTAGATGTTGCTGTCGGGGTCAACGGTGTAGTACTCGTTACGCCACCAGCCGCAGAAGATGGCTCTTTGTGTACGTGCGCTCTTAGCGGTCTTGTACATGTCGTGGAAGATGTTGAAGCCCTGCGCTGTACTCTCAAACATGTACAGGCGTTCAGGGTTACGTTCTGCAAGAGAGGCAATCAAGGAGGCTATGCCCTCTTCGTTGCCGTAGGAGGCGGTTTCCGTGCTGTGCAGATAAGTGATAGCTTTGCCCTGCCCCAGGCGAGACTTATTGCCAGCAATTTGATAGAAGAGTCGGCTTCTGTTCTTGAGAACCATTTGGTTTCGGTTGTGGGCCACCAGCGGAATCTTGTACTCTTTGGGTAGCCCTTCCATGTACATCGCAAGAGTAGACCGGAACATATCCCTGTTCTCCTCTGTATCTGCCACCAGCGTTCCCTGCCACCCAGGGTGCGTAAACTGCCAGTACAAGTCCAAGGCCAGTGAGATGGTTGTGATTCCAAGCTGCCGTCCTTTCAAGATAACAAAGAAGTGGACATCCTCGTCCAGCCCCTTCTTAATCTCATTCATCACATACGTCTGACTCCCCAACAGGTTACCCATCTTCTTCAAGCCCTCCTCCTTTGTCTCAATCTTGAGTTCGGAGCAAAACTTATAAAACTGCTTCAGGTCAAAGTTCATAGTTGCCAATCAGCAATGGTTCTCGCCGCATCCCTATTACGGGCACAATTTAACAACTCTTTATAAAAGATTGCAGAGTACTTGTCCTCCCACTCCGCCACCAACAACCTTTTGGCCTTAGGGCTAATGCAAGACAAAGCCCTTTGCATTTCCCTCTTCAGACGCAATCGAGACTCGTACAACTGCATCTGCATATCCTTGTCTGTATCCATATTCCAAAGCCTCATTCACAACATTCACCGTGTTCACCTCACTCTGGCGCAATAAAGCAGATAGCGTTACGCACATCAAGCGCAACTCATCTTCATCTGCCCACAACCAGTTATTACCCATCTACGCCGTCCTCCATACCCTAATCACATCACCTTCAGTCTTTGCCATAAACCTTAACCCCAAACGCCTTCCAGCCCTGTAGTTGGCATTCAACACCTTCGCTCTCGCCTCTATAGGCACAACAAACGAATCCCCTACATCCATCTCCTCATACGGGTAGGCATACACCACCCTGGCCTTAGGCATCCCAATACCACGCTCTAACCCAATTTCTTGTATCGCCATATCTTCCCCTCTACAGATAACCCAATACTACACGCAAGTCAGGGTGCTTGCAACACCCTTAGTCGTCCCCCGTAAACAGAGGACGAAAAAAAGACCTGTGCAACTTTCATCACACAGGTCAACTTTTCAACTTAGGAGAACGTCAGGCAACTACCCCTGACAAACATCACTCTATCAGAAAACTGTAAATTTTTTATGGGGAGGGGGTTGTGGGGGGCACGCCCTACAGCATATCCAAACCCAACTCATGAGCCAACTCAAGCTGAGATGAGCTGATGTAGAGCTGTCGGTGACCATGCCCAAGTCAGACTAGCGATGACTAGCGATGACAGTCAATGCGGCGATGTCAGTCAGTCAGCATAACCCCTTTTATAGTAGGGGAACGGTGGGTGTAGACAACATACACCTATGTATTGACCAACAATCAACCTAAGACATATACAGTCACTCACTTAGATTTTGTTTTATCGTAT